AATACCTACAAAAGAAATCAGCATCAGGCGAAGCCCAATAATCAATTTTATATTGATGCTTCAAAGTCCAAGGATAACCCGGAGACTTCAAAGGCTTTAACCAATCAATAACTTCATCGTACGAAAACACATCAGAATCAGATAAATGTGGACCAAAGTCTAACTCTAACCAGTCCCCAGCAATAGAATAATACTCCTTTACTCGATCACTGAAAGGATCCTCATCACGATCATATCTACTAATACTTTTAACAGAGTGCTCCAACTTACGGGGCACAACACCATAATTACCATAACTAGAAACAGATTCCCCACGTTGCTCGATAAATTTCACAACCTCCTCATCAGTAAAGTCTGGAGACTTCGGATTAAAAATTCGGAACACCTTACCAAGGTATCTCAAATTCTCACCAATATCAACACCTTCACAATAAGAAATTCGTTTATAACCGAGAGGGTAGGGAGCAAGAATATTTTGAAGAATATCTTGCTCCCTTACTGTTTTAAATTAGGAGCATCAACAGATTCAGTTTTTTTTTCTTCCTCTTCAGGAATACTCTCCAACTTAGCAAATTGAATTTGCTTTTCGAAAGAGGACAACCATTCACTCTCTAAGGTAATATCATAATCCTTAGTTGTTTGACAAAATGAACGGAACTCCTCATTCCAAACTAAAGTAGCCGGAAAGAACTTAGGCAAAGTAGAGCCTTTTGGATAACCAATAGCATGAAAACCAACAATAGCGCCGTCTACATTCGAAATATAGACACCACCACAAGTACCGTTCTCAGTAGAGCCCTTAAACTCATATGACAAAATTTGTTGTTTATCACCAAGTAAGACTCTCTTACCAACGACACCTGTAGATTGTTGCACACCCTTTGATCCATACCAAAAGACAGTAACTAACTCATCAGGTTGTGGCTCACGATAATTCAAAGAACCATCTAATTTCTTAACTGCAACACCAGTGGGAATTTTGGCCCAACATTGATCTTGAATAGAAGCGCACAAGCGTATCTTCGTATCAATAGGGTATTCACCACCACCGATAACAATAACAGCCTTAACACAACCAGTCAACAAGTGACGAGGAACTAACAAAGTTTCTCCACGGCGCACACAAGTAGCTTTACGAGATCCACCACTCTTATCATAACACTTAACCATATAAACTGGCGGTGTAACAACAGTAGCATGACCCATTAATTGCTGTTCCAAACTTCCCCGACGTTCACGTTGATTAGTTTCATGAATTTTATCATAAATCTGATCTAACGGAGTTCGTTTGGGGGCAGAACCATTGGATAACTGTGAAGTTTCAGAAGCAAATGTATCAGTAGTTGATGATGATATTGTATGCTCACCACCAACACGCTCATTTAACTTAGCTGCATGTCGCAAATGCTTGCGCTTCAGTTTAGTCTTTGGGCGTTTACCACCTTTACGCTTAATATATTTAGCAGCCTCTAAACCACCACGGCAATACATACCATGATTAAGAGTATCTTCAATTGTATCAAAATAACGTTGGCAATAATCACATTGAATATAAGTTTCAACAGTACTCGAAATTCGAACATTAGTTTCTGAATCAGAAACCATATTATGAATATGAGCCACCGAAGTAGCACCCTCTTCATTCTTCTTGGGGGGCAAATGTGCAATGTTCGTAGTTAATGACTCAGAAACAGCACTAGTCTGTATAGGCATAGGCATTCCTGCCGGCTCACACTGTGACCAATGGTGACATTGATGTCCACCACAATACAAATTGCATGGAACCCCAGAATCCACAGCTGGTCGCTTATCACCCAAAGGACATGACTCCTTATTATGACAACAACCAACATTAGAACTACCGGGA